GGTGGCATAGGTGGCATTGGCGGAGGCGGTGGAATATAAATTGTAGGCTCAATAAGAGCATCGGCGTCGCCAATATCTAGGATGGTTTGAGCATCAAACTGTTCCGCAATAATCGTGCCAAGATTGGCAATGCCATCTGACATAAATTTGCTGAACATGTTTTGACGCACAATTAAACCAAGTGAGGACCACTGATTTTCAAGTCGATTAGCCGTGGCTGACTTGTATTGTTCGCTAGTCCCACGAAGTAGATCAGATACTTTGAGCGTTTCATACAATTGCTCTAATGCTGCGCCTCGCGACTGTTGAAGCGTGTTTAGAGCATTAACAAATGGCTCTACTGGGTAAAACTCTATACCTGCCTGTAATCCACCACGGGCTTTATAAGACGGCCAGTTGATAATTGGCTCGCCTTTTAGATCGCCTTTAAACAAGCTTTCTACGTTTGGCCCCATTGCGGCATCGTATAGGAAGTTAGTGCGGATTGCCTGAGTAACAGCATGAATACGAGTGGTAAGACGCTCCACTTCTAAGATTTGGTCTCTAACATGTGTGTAATCAGAAATAGGAATAACAGAATCAGGATCTATTGATTGCCGAATAACTGAACACGGATAAAATTTTTCAAAGCGTGTAGGAGGCTCTGAAGATTCAATAATTGGATTTTCACCGTTTTTTTGTAGCCAATAAACTTTGCCAGTAGCCTCGCACCAAATTTCATGAAGTTCTGCCTTGCCTTCATATTTGTCATCTTTTCGGTTTATATCGCGTTTAATTACTTCTGGATAAGAATCGTAATTTAGTTCGTCAGCGACATCTTTCCCGAATAGTTCTTTTGCTTGTGCCCTATCAAGAAAGGCGCGACGTGATTGCCATTCGATTTCATCTTCACTACGAGCATCAGAGCAATTGTAATCGCTATATTGGACAACCTCTAAAAGTGCTTTCTCCCTGGTCTTTTGCTCTACTTCAATTGAAGCAACAAGGATATTGCCTTCGCCTTGTTGTAAAATGCTGGTATCGCCAGTGTATGGTTTCCCGGTGCCATCAATTAGCTGTCCCATGGGGTCTTTAATAACAGCAATTTCTTGCGCTACCTTTTCAAACTTAGCAGAGTAACGCGCCCATAAAACGCTCTGGCCAGTAAGTAAAAATTGCAATGCAGCTTGGTAACCTACTTTGTCAAAATCAAAGTAAGTATCCATAGCGAACTGAGTGTTTCGCTCTAGAATTACACTACCCAATTCGTAAGGTAATCCGCCTGTGCGTTTTCGTAAATTTACTTCTGCTTTGGGGGTAGAAGAATAATAAGCAGGAAGCAAAGTATTGATACAATACCACCAAACATTAAGTCGTCGTTCGGCATCATTAAGCACACCTACTTGCTTTTGAGCGTTGTATACTCGAATAGATTCTTCAGCTTGTTCAATAAATCTTTTGCGTCGTTCTTCCGCTTGAGTGATTTGAGCCTTCCACCACCGAGGACTATACTTTTGGATCAAAGGCTGAATTTTCACACTCATATTTTGGCTCTGCGATTTTCTGCTTTCATTCTTGCGATGTAGGCTTCCAGCTTAATTCTTCCTTTGCTAAATACCGTTGCCGGCTGCTCCCATTTAGCGTCAATTAAGCGACCCTTGCACAAATAGCGCAAAGCATCGCAACCATGGTCATTTCCAGTAGAATCTGCGTCTTCTGGATTACGTTTATCTATAGAAAGGGATGGTAGGGTTTCTAGCAAGTATGGGCAAGTAGCAAATATATAGAGCAACGGAGGACTTGCCACTAGCCTTTGTCTGATTTGCGACCAACCTGAGATTCTATCGTTGTCTGCGGCTCTAAACGAAGGAAACTTATATTTTGCAAAGACCGAAGTAAATTGGTCAGCGATGCTTGGACCGCCTTCATGATTGAAGATGCTTGGATCGGCAAAAGCTAGTGGAGCTTCTCCGACAGAGACGGATCCAATTCGATTAGCCTGGTCAATGTTATCAACTCCCTTACCCCACATCTCTCTGTATATGACAAGGGCTCCTTTTGGGTAGGGGACTTCGTTTCCAGCATCGTCACGACCGCTGCTGACAGCGCCCCACACAGCAGCAAAAGGAGAGCGGTAGCCCCAATCATAGCCCATGTACTTGGGCCAGTGTTTAGGAACATTGAAAGGACTAATGATATGTTTAGAAGAAAACTCAGGAAAGTATGAACCCTCATGTATTTCAAAATCTCCTTCTAGCCACGCTCTGACAAGCTCTGGAGAGCCTACCATGTGCAATCTGTTTATATACTGAGGGTCTCTACTAAGTAATATCTGGTTATCATGGATTCTGCTAGGTATATAAATGTATTCAAAGCTAGAACCGTTTCCTAATTGCTTTGTCAGGATTTTCATCCCTTTTGGTGCTGGCTTGATAAATAGTTCTTTTAGCCAACTATGCCCTACACCGCCGGGGTTAAAAGTAAGGATGATTTGCCCACCGCCCCTACCTCGAAGTGCACCAAACAGCTTCCAGATACAACCTGGGTCCGAATAGTTTCCCGCCTCCTCTATGGCGCAATCTGAAAGATTTTGCCCCTGATACTTCTCAGCATCCGCATCATTAGCGAGAGGACGAAAGCGGAGACGACCGCCAGATGGAAACGTAAATTGCTTTTTTTGGTCTTGCCAATGCGCTCGCAAGGGAAGGTAGATTTGCTTGGCTCTTTCGATAAGGTCATCCGCTTGAGGCAGCTCTTTTCGAAAAAATATCGCATTAAAGTCGCTGCCTAGCTGCTCCTGTTTAATGGCAAACTTGCCTAATACGCCGTCAGTTTTTCCTCCGCCTCGCGCACCACCATACCCAACAAGAGTTATTGGACAATGAACTAAGGCTTCTTGAGGGCCAGATTGCGGGGCCCACACAATTTGCTCATTAGCCTGTAACTCAGCATCCATTCTTTAGCTCGTTACATTCACCCCAAAATTCTTCCCAGGTTAGTTCGTACAATTCTGTTACAAATTCTTTTTCGCACTCAATGCAGAGTTTGCGTTCCATCTCCCATAACGAACCACATTCAGGGCATTTCCAATGCTTGCTGCTATCCACGCTTAAACTCCGGTGCACCTGAAACCATTACAGCATTATCACCATAAATTCTTTCTACCTCGCACTTAGGATTCTGACAGTAGAAATAAAAGTCATAAGCGTCTTGTACTGAAACCGTACTGACATGCTTGCAGTAAGGACAACGCCGAGTGTTTTCTGGTTCTTTTAGGCTATGCTCAATTCCCATTATCGTGCCTTTAATAATTCCATTATTTCTTTCAAACATTCATGGATCGCTACAAGCACTTCTTTATTTCTAATTTGTTCTGCCAATTCCGCTTCGCATAGTCTTTCTAAAACTCGCAAAGAATCTTCAATAAAGTCTAAATCGATTCGCTCAATAATCATTTTTTTCTTTTGACCTTTGTAACATTTCATTAACCATATCAATGAACTTTTGAGCCGCTTCGGTAAGAGTTACGTTGTCAGGAATGACCACGTCAAAACCAGTCTCAGTCGGTACTATTTTTAATATCTCTCGTGGCGGTTCAGTATTTACTTCTTTAAATGCAATCTTAGTTTCTTCGTCGTTCATCCTTCCTCCTTCGGCGGCTGGGGTAGGAGCATCCAATGTGTAATACCGTCAGAGGTCATTGGCCACGGACTAGAGCACCACATATCCTCATCATAATAGCTGGTACCTATCTCTTTCAAAGAAGCATGATAAACAATCAACAAACCAGCACACTCACCTGGCAACCTATCCTTCACCGAGATCCACTGATCCATAGCGTATGCATAGCCAGCAACAAATCCTCTCTTCGCCTCCTCCCACTCATTATCGCGTGGACACTCCTCCCAGTTTCCGCATCGATTATTAGCATACTCCTCTGCCAACTTTTCCGGTGTTTTCATTTGTAATCCTTCAGCAACGGCTGGTGCGTAATTACTTCGGTGTGTATTCCTTCCTTTTGTGCAACATATTCCGCAACGCAATCGTGTATTTTCATTGCCGACTCAAAACCAGTCGTGTGACCAGTCTTATAGGCAGTAACAATTACTTGAGTAAGTATGTCTTTATTGACAAGTAAGTCATGCACTGTGTTTGCGTAATCTTCCGCCAACTCTTCAGGTGTTTTCATTTTTGCTCCCAAACAATCCAGCATAAGGCCCAAGTTTTCCTACGGTTTCAAACTGACAGTCGCTTAGATTCCAACTTGTTCGCTGCTCATCAACTACAATAGCAATAGAACGAATTTGATCGTTGGCTTTACAAAGAGTCCTGATACGCTCTTTTAACTTTGCTACTTCATCGGTTACTTCACGCAATTTACGTTCGTTGTAATTGTCTTTTACAACATCTTGAAATTTGCGGTCATTGCCTGTTTTGAAACCAGCAATATAAGCCAACCTACACGCTGCTTTTACAGAGTGCACGTCATTCATTTTACAACAATACTCTTCCGCCAATTCTTCAGGTGTCTTAGTCATCGTTCTTAGCTCCTGGTTCTTTAGGTAATGGCATCCAATGGCTAACCTGCCAAACCGGAAGCCAATCATCTCGATGATCCCAAACTAGCTTCTGCGACAAAGTATCCCTGACAAGATGACCTACACGAATACCTGCTTGCGTATGAATCAAAACGTCTTGTCTTTCAGGAGGTAACTCATCACTAGTGCGTATCCATACACTAACAGCAGGTACCGTAAGTTTATTAAGCTCATACTTCTTG